TGGGAAACCCGCCCAGCGGTCCAGTCTCAATGCGCATCCGGAGCGGATCGCCCGTCTCATCGTGCGTCGTTGCGCTGATTTCAAGTAGCTTTCCGGATGATCGATCGCCGCACAGCCACTTGTCGAAGGCCGGGAACGGCAACAAGCCGCGCCAATAGCTCTGCAAATGGCTCTGGCGCTCGTGCCAGCTTTGCAAGACCGTATCGAACTCCCAACACCACGTAGGGCCTTGGACTACGACGTAACCCCTGCCCTGCGCCACATAGACCGAAATGCTAATCGCAGTGCGATCCGCTTCCGCCTCGATAAGCGTATCAAGCTCAACAGGCGAGATCGGCGTGAACTGATAGCCATCGAGCCGCGATACCTTCAGATCATCGCCAACTGCATAGATACCCTTGCCCCAGCCATCCTGATCGCCAGTGATCGCGTAAGGGCCGACAACCCCGCGCGGGATGGTGGCAATGTAGCTGAACGGGTAGCCTGTGTCGTTGACCTGCCCGCCCCACACTTCCGTTGATGCCGATCCGACAAGCAGCAATTGACCGTTGCCGAGAGGCATGGGCCGATACAGCGTGTCGGGCTTGCTCTCAGCCGTCGCCACATCCAGCGTGTTGATGCTGGTAGAATTAACGCCGGACGTTCTGGTTTTCCCGTCGCCATACGTGAAGACAAAAAAGCCCTTGAGGAAGCAAACCGAATTGGGCTGCCCAACATCGGCGTCAGGCCATGAAGAAACCGACCCGCTCGCGATCTGCACAACTCCGTCACCCGGAGAGACAATAGCGATGTTCGGCGTTGCCGCGTTGTTACGCGCCATGATAACGGGCGCAGTGCCCGGCACCGTTCCGGAAAGCGGCGTTCCTGCCCCGCCAGATGACGAGAACGAATAGGCTGTGTCGTCAATGACGGCATAAACCGTGCTGCCGACTTGCAGCGCGCCTCTAAAGGTTGCGCCTCCGCTCGTGCCGAATGCTTTCAGCCCCGGCGTGCGCCAATAGATGTATTGCTCGCCAGCGGTCCCGCTCAGTTTCTCAGGGAAGCAATTGATAAGCCTGCCGCCCGCTGACTGTGGCTTTCGCCCCGGTGCGGATAGCAGGGGAAACGGGATCGCGGTCATTAGTAATAGACCGCCTTCTGGGTTTGGTATGTCGGCTGAGAGGCCGCAAGATCACGAAGCCTGTTTTCGTGCTTCGTCACTTCCACGAGGTCAACCGGCGTATTGCTGAACTTAGCTGCCGAATGAACTGCAACCAACCGCGCGATGGTCTGGAAATAGCGGTCCGGAATGTCGTCGCGGTCGCCCACATAAACGATGTTCTCAATCTCAGCGAGAACGGGATCAATGTTGTTGTCGATTGTGTCGTACTCAGGCTGGCCAAGCGCCTCACCGGCAACAGCCTTGCCGAGAATGGCGGCGACCTCATAGACAAGATTGTCGGCTGTCTTGGACATGCGCGGCCCTCAAACGAGAAAAGGCGGGAGCCAAAGCCCCCGCCCGCGATCCCTTACGGGATGATGTAGTAGACCAGCATATTCAGGCGGCCAGTACCGCCTGCGTTCGCCGCTGCGTTGAAGATGATCTGGTGGACGGTTTCCGCCGCCAGAGTCTTCGGGCCGCCCGAGGCTAGCACACCAGCGCCGAACAGGCGCACGGTCGCGGTGTCGTTTCCGATACCGTCGCCGGTGACGTTCACGAAAACGCCCCAAGCATCAGTGTCGGCAGCGTCCACGCCGTTAGCGGCGTAGCCAGCATCGAAATCCAGCGCTTCCGTGCCGGTGTCGATGTCCTGACCGAAAATGGCAACGTCGAGAATAACCGCACCCTTCGGGGTACGGCACATCTGGATAACGTCGTTCTGCGCAACTGCAGAGCCGATGTTATACGTGCCATAGGCGACCTTGAGGTTTCCCGCAAAGCCATGGCCCGCTACAGGCTTGCCAGAGGCAACCTGAGCGGAAGCAACAGTTCCAATAGCCATGTGTCAGACTCCTTACGAGGTTGCCGAGACGGAGAAGAAGCCGGTCACAACGCCGAAGTCTTTCGGGGTCGTGCGGTCGCTGCCGCCCGTGCCAAAGGTCAGCTTCTCGATGCCGTAGATCGACTCGATAGCCACGCCGCGCTTGTCGCCGTAGTCGAAGGTCTGTTCCTTCGAGGTCCAGCGCTTTGCGTATGCCGCGCCAACAGCCTGCGCACCGCACAGGAACACCGGCACAACGGTCGAAGTGCTGGAGTCGCCCAGATTGGTCAGGGTGTTGATGTCGTACATGTCCGGCACTTCCTTGAAGATGATGCCGTTCCAGAGCAGATCGCCGCCCTGAAAGAGACGGTTGTTTTCCATCTCCAGCTTCACTTCACGCTGTGCCTGCGTGATCGTGGTGTCCGCCTGAAGATCGCGGAAAGCCAGCGGGTGGCAGTACGCGATGAAGTAACGGCGGCCCTTCGATGCATCCACACGGATCGGACGAATCTTCGGATTCGCAGTCACCGTCGCCATGAATTTCATGGCCTTGGCGTTGACCGAGGTGAAGTTCTCGGTCGCGGTCGCGTTGGTCAACGTCGCCAGACCCGCCGACAAGTCGGTCTTGGCCGTATAGGCGTTGTTGCCGAAGTACACGCGGTCGCTGTTGTTCACCAACCATGCGTCAAGCGCGGTCTGGTTGCCGCCAGCGGCCACATCAGTGGCGTTCATGTTGATGACGGAAGTGCCGTCAGTCATGGTGCCGAGCGACTTGGTGATGAGCGTTTCGGTATCCTTCAGGGACCATTCCTTGAGGACCGAGCGGCCAGCTTCACGGAGGCCGATTGCCGAATACTGTTCATCGATTTCCGCAACGCGAACGGCATTACGGCGCTTGTCCACGGCCACTTCGCACGATCGCGAGGCCATGTCCTCTTCGTTGCCTTCCAGAACATTGCGACCGGTGATCGCGTCCTGGGTCAGCTTGTTGACGAGCGCGAAGTTAACGCGGTCGCCCTTCTTCTTGGTCAGATTTTCCTTGACCTGGATAATCGAACTTTCGTCCGTACCCATTTCGCCGGAATAGCGGTTTTCGGTCAGGTATTCAGTGAAGAACTTGTCGTCCCACTGTTCGACAGTGAGGCCGGAGGCTACACGAGTGTCAGCCATGGATGGCTATCCTTTCGGATGCGGACACCAAATCGCGCGCCGTCGTAACGGCGTGGTTAGCGTTTGAAGATGTCCTGAATGGATGCAGGCCCGGACCACGCGGGACCGGCGCTGCGATTGCCCACATTGCGGGCCGTTGCGAAGTTGGAGGGCATTGCGGCCTGCCGCTGTTGCGGTTGCTGGCCATCGCCCTGCTGAATTTCAGCCAATACTTTCTCGCGCACTTCGGCTTCCAGCTTGGCCTTGTAGGCCGCCGGATCGTCACCGATCTCTGCTTGAGCAAGTTGGCGCTGATGCCACTGAACAGCCGCCGCATAGCGGTTCGGGCTGCTTGCCACCTTGTGATAATCTGCTGGATCGAGCTTCTTGCTTTGCAGAGCGCTAATAAACGCCTGTTCGGCTTCAGCCACCTTGTCGTCGCCATACTTGATGCCTGCCACCATTTGGGCGGTCGCCATCAGGGTTGACGTAACCTGATCGAGTTGAGGGTTTATCGTTTCCCGCACAGCGTGTTGCGTTGCGGCTTCCGGGTTCTCAAACCAATCCGGCTTCTGCTGAGGTTCTGCCTTCGGCTTTTGGGCCTCGACAAGCTGCGCGATACGGCGCTCCCAAGCTGCATCTCGATCCGCAATCTCTTGGCGGAGGCTCGATACTTCCTCGGTGTAACGCTTGACCTTCTGCTTCTCGGCATGAAGCGCCTCATGCGGCACGGTACGTTGCCCGCCCTGCTGTTGGCCTTCATTGCCTTCTGCTTCGGCCTGCTGTTGGCTCTCGCCTTCAGCCTGCGCTACGTTTTCCTCAACATTGGTGTTCTGCTCGGTCACGGCTTCGCCGCTCCCGGACAGGATATTGTCCAGAGATTCAGTCATGGCATCCTAGTTTTTGTGATTAGTCACATACGCCCGAAGATCGGCGGCACCGCGTGTTGTGTGAGACACGCTCTCAAACGCCCGTAACCCGGCGACGGTATTCGTTAAGCGGCCTGCGGCTTGCGCGCGGCCAGCTTGCGATCTGCGGCGCGGTCCTGAATGCCCTGCTGGAAATTGTCGCGATCCATCGCCGCCTGATGCGCTGCTTGCGCAGGAGCCAGCATGGCCTCGGTTTCGGCTTTGTGCGTCGTCGCGTCGTTCTTGCGCGCGTCGGACAGGAGCTTCTCGATCTCGGCCACGATCTTTGCGTTCTGTAGCTCCGGCGGCGGCTCATATTCGACCTGCTGCTGTGGTGCAGCCTGATCTGGCATCCCGGCCTCATGCGCCTTCGCGATGTTTAGTGCGGCCTTGGACTCGGTTTCGGCCACTTCTGCCTGTGCGCCACGCATCTGCAATTCCTGCGCTGGCTTGCTCGCCTGCTCTTTTTGAGCGGCCCGCTGCTCCATCTCGTTGAGAATGGCCTGCTTGCCCTTGAGGTTCGGAGCGGCGCGAACAATCGACTTGAACGGGATTTCTCCCTCGGTATCAAACTTCTTTAGTTCAACAAGCGACTGGAATTGCTCTAGCTGAGGCGACAGGCTATCCGGCGCTTCATCAATGATGATATCGCAATCAAGCTCGGCAACATTGCCGACAACCCCGGCGATCTTCTGCACGGCCTGCGGGTCTTGCGCGGCGAGCATCTGAATCTGCTGCGGGTTCACGTTCACGCCAACCCACTTGACGTTTTGATCGTCGTCCGTGACGCGAATCCACTTTTCGGCTGTCCAGTACTGGCGAATGCGATTCCACATCGCACGAAACACGCGGCGGTCCAGATGGCGCAAATTGTCCATCAGGTCGCCAATCTGGATCATGCCGCCCTGCTGGCTGGCAACGATGGCTCGGCCAGACGCCGCATTCGATCCCTGCGTCTTGTCGCCCATCTCCGTGGCGTTCGGCCCCTTCAGGTCAATTGCGTTTTTTGACTCCTGCAAGAGCTGGAATTGCGCGGTGGCAACCTCTACGCCACTGATGGTCTGAACGCGCTGGTCACGCAGCGCGCCGGGTGCGACCTTCATCGTTCCGTCAGCTTTTGCCTTCTCCCGGCGGAACAGTTCAATATTGTCGATAGCGCCTTCTTCGTACATCGTCTGGTTAGACGACAGCAGATGCAGCGACTTCGACCTACGCTTGTTCACCTCGTCCTGAAGCGAGATCATCTCGCGAACGAGGCCATAACGGTTATTGTCTCGGTCGCAATATGCCGACTGCAGGAATAGTTCGCAGTCGCTCTCGCCTTTGTCGGTCTGGTAAGGCGAAGCTCCAGCCTTCAGAATGCCGCCCTTGGTATACTCAGCGAAATGCCACTGTTCATCGCGCTTGACCCAAATCTGGCAGATGCGAACGCGCTTGCGTTTCTTGTCAGCCCACAGCGAATGCTTGGGCTTGTCGTCGTAGGTATCGCTCGGTGCAGTGGTGAGCGTCGTATCCAGGATGTTCGCAGCGTCCGGGTTATCCTTGTACATCGCCAAGGCATCGTCGTAATCCATCCACAGGACCGCTCCGAGATAGCCTGCGTCCGAAAAATCTGTCTCAGATGAATGAGGGTCATAGAAAAGCCGATCCCACGAATACCGGCGAATGCGGACCTCAACTCCCGGTTTACCACTGTAATCGGTAGCCTCTGCCACAGACACGCCGATGCCACCGAAACCTTCAACGAGCATGTTGCGCCAGACAGCAGAGCGCTTGGCGTCGTAGTCCTGCTCCTCGGCCACATAACGCAACGCCTCGGTCGCGCCGTCTGCGTCGCTCTCATGCTTCGGCGTGCGAGGAAGCGCCTTCGGGTCGATGCGCTGTTGCTTCTCAAGGCCAACGAGATAGTCAATCTTGGTCTTGATGCGGTTGTCGATAACCGGCGGCTGGCCGCGCTTCTTCAGCGTCGAAAGTTCTTCAGCCGTAAGCTGCTTGTTGTCCACATAGTCACGGTCGCGCTCTGACAGCTTGCGGGATTCGTAGGTTGAATCCTCGCTTTCCTCAAACATTCTGCAGAGATCGCCAACATCGAGCATCGCGTCCTTGGACGGTGCCTGGTCAGCAGCTACGCCGTTTTCCAATTCAATCCGTCTCCGTCGTCGTCAAACACCGCATCCCAGCGGTCACGCGGCTTAACCTCGGCCTTCTTGGCGAGCGGCCCAGCCTGCATCTGATCGAGCAACTGGCCGACAAGGCCGATTGCGTCCACCTGATCGTCGTTCTTCCCGGCTGGGAAACTCAGAATCTCCGAGCGAAACGCCGCAAACCATGGCGCATTGAAATCCACGTAAAGGCCGTTCATCGCCATTGCAGACCGCATAGATTGCGCCCTGATGGCCTTATCGCCGCGCGTCGGAAACTGTTCCCGAACCGTGTAAGCCTTACGCTCGCGCATCCGGCGCTCAAGAAACGGCCCTACGCCCGATTTGATCTGACCTTGTTCCTCAGCCCACGACATGGGCTTCCACTCAAGAACAAGATCGCAGAACGCCTCAACCCAAACGTCCGAGGCCGCCTGCTTTCGCCAAAGATCGAGGAGGTACATCCGCCCCTCGGGATCCAGGCCGACAACGGCATGAACCGTGTAATCGCCGCCGTCTGCTGTCACCGCGTAATCCGATCCGCCATAAATGCGCATCGTATCCTTGTGCGGAGCCGTGGTGTACGGCTTTAGCCATTCGGACTTGAAGTAGTCGCCCTCTTCCGGGGCTGGCCTCTGCTGGTAGAGCGCGGACCATGTTCTGGCTGGCGTATTCTTCTTCAGTTCGGCAAGCTGATCGCCGTAGCCGTATGCGCCGTCAGACCAGAGCCATTCGCCCGGCTTGCGGCCCAATGCGTCGTCGGCCTCTGCCTCAGCAGGCAATGAGATCACATGCCAATCCGCGTGCTGCAGCGCCCGACCGGCAAGATCATCCTCGTGCCAGCGGGTCTGAATCAAAACCTGCGCTGCACCAGGAACAAGGCGCGTGCGAAAGTCGTTGATATACCAATCCCAGATCCGATCCCGGATCAGTTCCGAATCTGCGTCCTGTCGCGACCTGATCGGATCGTCGATAAGACCAAGC